GCTTTCAGCAAGACAATCTTTCAGCGCGGTTACCATCGGCAGGCTGCATGGTATCGGCGCTTGATAGCCCAGTTCATCCCCAAGAACGTGCGGGTTGAGTTCTGGTTCGTCGCAATTGAAGCCGATCGAATCCCGCGCGTGAACGTCTGGAAGCTGGCGACTGAGGCAATCGACTTGGGCGATACCGAGATTGACGACCTCCTTGAGAAGCTGGCCGACTGCAAGTCAACTGGACGCTGGCCTGACTACCACGACAAAGATGTTGGACTCATGGGCATGATTGATCTGCCGAAGTGGGTTTATGGTGACACCGAACAACTGACTGGCATGACGAAAGGAGGTGGCGCATGAGAACACCATCAGACGGAGGGCCGGCGTTTCCGATTCAGGCGTTTCACTTCACAAATTCTAATGGCAAAAGCTGCATGGCTACAGGAAGCGATGGCATGACGTTGCGAGACTATTTCGCCGCCGCAGCGTTGATGGGCATGATGAATACCATCGACCCGCCCGATAGTCTTGCAATATGGGCATATAGACACGCCGACGCCATGCTATCTGAGCGCTTAAAGCGGAAAGGGGGTAGGACATGAGCACGACATCACGCACCAATGCAGCGCGATATCTCAAACGCATCAAGCAGTTGGAAAAAGAAGTGTTGGTGCTTCAGGGGGACAAGAAGCGTTTGGACTGGCTGCAAGCAGCGCACGAACACTTTGCCGTTAGGATGAACACGAAGCCAATTTCACTTCGAAGAGTAACTGATGAAACCATGAGAAAATATCCGTTATGACCACCGACGACACAACGACACCGAACAACGCGAAGGTTTTCACTGGCCTGAGCGGTATGCTTCGCACCTCACCGTGGCTCGCCAGCGAGGACTTGGTCGGACTTGGCGACGTGCCGGCCGAGATTGAGGACGTGCTGCTCTATGACGAGGTTGCCTTCGATAAGGGGCGCAAGGAACGCAACGTGCCAGCGCTGAAGTTCAAGGGCAAGGCCAAGCAGTTAGTCTTGCGCACCTCGGCCAACCGTCGCGCGTTGGTCCGAATGTTCGGCGCTAACACTCAGGCATGGCGAGGCCATACCATCTTTCTTTACCACGATCCAGAGGTCCGCTTCGGCGGCCGCGCGGTCGGTGGAATTCGAATCAAGGAGATCCAAGCATGAACCAACAATACGATAACGAACTCAAGTTTCGCCTTTTCAAGAACGACAAGGGTGGCAACGAGAAGCGGCCAGACTACCGCGGCGAGGTCCGCATCAATGGCGTCGACTACAAGCTGAGTGGCTGGCTTGCCGAGGCCAAGAACGGCTCCGGCAAATACATCCGCGGTGTGGTCGAGCGCAAGGACGGCGTTCCTGCTCGGCCTGCACAGCCTGCGGTCGGCAAGACAGTGACGATTCCGGGAATCGGTCGCGAGGAAACGGAAGATAAAATCGACTTCTAATGCCTACGATCATTGCAATCGACCCTGGCGCATCCGGCGCTGTGGCGTGGCGAAATGGCCTACGCCACGATCATATTGGAACCAAGCCAACAATGGGCCTCGCCTCGCAATCTGAACTGATTTACGGGCTGCGCGACATGACTGGCCACGCCGTTGCCTACATCGAGCAGGTCGGCGGTTTCATCGGCAAACCTCAGCCTGGCTCTGCCATGTTCAAGTTCGGCCAGAACTACGGTCGATGGCTTGGCATCCTAGAGACTCTAAAGATCCGAACTGTCCTGGTCCGTCCGCAGACGTGGCAGAAGACGATTGGCCTGGGATCAACGCTCAAAGGACCAGAGCGGAAGCGCGCGCTGCGTGACGTAGCCAAGCGGCTTTATCCGCAGCACGGCGTGACGCTGGCGAACTGTGATGCACTGCTCATACTTGAGCACGCGATCCAGGCCGAGGGTCGGCGGGAAGGAGGTGTGACGTGAGTGATGCACCAAAAATTATAGATGCTGCCGCAATCTTTCAGCGATTTCCTGATACTTGGGACACCATTTATCAGTACATCAAAAAGCTAGAACAAGAGAATGATGCTCTGAACGAAGCGGTGGAGAGCCTACGCACTACCCTGTGGGGTATGGAAGCCGAGTTAGAGAAGGCGCAGAAGACGGCTGCTCTGCTACGCGGGACAGTCGAAGCCCTTGGAGACGCGAATGATCGGTTGACGATTGAGATCACCGCGCTGCGAAAACAGGCAAAGCCGTGAACGATTTCTACCGCCGCGAGGCGCAAAGGTTCATTGACGGCTCGCTCATCTTTCGCACTAACGAAGACGAAGCTAATGAGGCAGCGGTGGCTAAGATCCTAGAGGCGCACTGGAACTGTGAGTGTCGACCGATGGGCAAGCTAGCGGCCATCGACTGGTTCTTCGTTCGCCATGAGCGCATTGTCGGAGTAGGCGAACTGAAGATTCATCGCTGCGCTTTTGGCGACTACGACTCGGTCTTCCTTAACTTGCGCAAGTGGCACGCGCTCGGCCTATGCCAGCATGGAATGAACACTCCGGCCGTCTACGTCTCGCAGTGGTCCGACAAACTAGGTTTCATCAACTGGGTCGATATCGACGCAAGCAAGCACAAGATCGGTGGCTGCAGGCCTCGTGGACCTAAAAGCCGGAGCGACACCGAGCCGCTAATCGTCATCCCGACATCCTCAATCAACATCATCAGCGACCAAGGGTACGCAAACGCACCATGAGCATCATCAAGAACGATTTTCCCTCGCACTACCGAGCGGTCATTGCTGACCTGCAAAGGCAGCGCGTGGAATTAGAGTGCAAGGTGTACGACGAGACGCTGGCTAACATTGCGCTTCGTCACGAGCGGGATGAACTCCTTGAGGCGTACCAGGCGCTGAAGATGGAGCACGCGCAGCTGTTGGAAAAGCAGGCCGAAAAAGCCAGTTGACGCGCTGCAAATAGGGCGCAAAACAAGAGATAGGCCGTGAGAAAGCCTAATCGCAGGATGACTACTAACACCAAAAACTTTGTCCGCTCATCGAGGGGAATCGGCACCTGCGGCCAATTTCTCACCTCCTCGGTGGGCGGGCTTTTTTTGTCTCTATGAAGGCACCAGCCTTTCAGTTATACGCAGGCGATTTCTTGGTCGGCACCGCCATGATGACCGCTGAGGAGGTGGGCGGCTATATTCGCCTCCTTTGCTATCAGTGGACTCAAGGTAGCATTCCAAACGACGACGCCATGCTTCAACGCCTGACGGGATGCGGTGGCAATGCGGTGGCATCGATCCGGCATAAGTTTGGCATCGATCTGGCAGGTGGCTTGGTAAACGCCCGGCTCGAGCAGGTGAGGCAGGAATCCATCAGTTTTCGCAATCGACAGGCAGAAAACGCCAGAAATGGGTGGGAAACGAGGCGAAAGGCAAGGCCTGGCAATGCCAAGCCATATGGGGTGGCAATGCCAAGCCATATGCCAGAACGATGCTCTTCATCTTCATCTTCATCTTCTAATAATACTACTCCGCCCCCCATCGAAACGGATAAGAAGCAAAGTGGGGGCGAAAAGAAAAAGGTCCAACGGGAGCCGCTCATCGATGCCTTGGCTACGATCGGAGGAGGCCGCCTTGAGGAAGTTACCAACTGGAAGACCGCAGCATACGCCCGTTCACAGATCGTCGCCGTGATGCCAGACCTAACCGTCGAGGAGATCAAACGCCGTGCTGCAAACTACCGCTCCCACTTCGAAGGTGCTGCGCTGACGCCAACCGCCTTGGCAAAGCACTGGGCGCTTTGTGCCGCTCCTAAGCAGTCATTTGCTGATAATGGACCGCGCGTGACGAGGGTCCAGCTATGAGCACGCCTGGCGTAAACCAAACGGCCGAGCGCCGCCTTATCTCGGCCTGCATGGTCGCTGGCACCGCTGGCTGGTCATACGCAGCAGGGGAGGGCGTACTTGCCGAACACTTTAGCGATCCGGTTTGCCATGCTCTGTGGCGTGCTGGCTCGGTCTGCTTGGCTGAAGGCACGCATCCTGACTCGGCTGGACTGTATCGCGCCATCGCTGGCCTAGACGGCGAGGCAAAGCCATCCGCCCTTGAGATTGCCAACCTTGAAGCACTTGAGGCGACCAGCCTGCATCTCCGCCGCTTGACTGCTGATGTCATTGACCTATCTCGCCGTAGGAAGCTTATCACCGCAATGGCTGCCGGCTTAGAGGCAGCGAAGGACGGAAGCGCCAAAGAATGGGCTGACATCTGGGCTGGCGTTGAACCGCACATTCGCAGCGCGCAGGACATCACTGCAGGGGCCAAGAGTCGCACGCTGGCCGAGGTTGCCGCCAACGCTAAACGGCTACTGCTCACGCCCGACCAGTCCGACTCTGTGCCGTCTATCTGCGCCGAGTGGGACCAGCAGGCATCGCCGTGCAAGGCAGGTCAGCTGATCGTCATTGCTGGACGGCCTGGGGCTGGTAAGAGTGCTTTCGCAGGCCAAGTGGCGCACAACATCGCGCAGGGGGCGGTGACTGCGTTTTTCTCCCTTGAGATGTCCGCCGAGGAGATCCTGACCCGTATGGCTCGGCTGAGAGTCAATCCACGGCCGCAATGGGATGAGACCATCGCAGCAGAACTGGACGCTCTTGCCACATTTGCAACCCTCCGCATCTACGAGGTCGAGCACGCGCGCAGCGTTGCGCAGATCGAGGCTGTCTGCCGGCTGCTGGCCGCATCGCCGCAGGGGCTGGGCGCTGTGGTCGTGGACTACCTCCAACTGGTCACGCCGCCGGCTGGATCCGGGCGAGAGAACCGGGAGCAGCAGGTCGCTGCAATGTCGCGTGCGTTTAAGCTGCTCGCTCGCACGCTCAAGGTGCCCGTGTTCTTGCTTGCGCAGCTGAACCGCGAGGTGGACAAAGGGGAGAAGAAGCGCCGCCCTCGGCTGTCTGACTTGCGGGAGTCTGGGGCTATCGAGCAAGACGCCGACCGTGTCTGGTTCCTTTACCCAGCCAACGAGGACGCAATGAGTGAAGGACGCACGCTCGACGTGATTCTGTACCAAGCCAAGTGCCGCAACGGTCCGGCCGGCCTCGAGGCGCTGTTCGCCTTCGACCGCCTCGGTATGCAGTTCGTGCCGATCAAACCAAAAACAACCGACGACGACTTTGTATGACCCCAACTAAAGAAACTCTGCAAGGACTCTATGACGCGGCACCTGACGCAAACACGCGCCAGCTGATCGTCACCCTTGCCGCGAAGTATGGCATCGCGCTGCAAGTTTTTTGAGAACTGCGCGCTATCGTATTGACACCGTGGAGCATAGGGCTCTGACCGATAATCTGTGGCAGGTAAACCTAAACTCGTATCAAACCATGCTTGGCAGAAGCACTTGAGGCTGAACGCCAAGCTCAAAAAGGAGATCAGACTGTGTCCGACGATAAGGAACTCGAA